AGTTATCAATCCAGATGAATGTATTGATTGTGCAGTTTGTATTCCCGAATGCCCAGTAAATGCTATTGTTCCTGATACAGACCTTTCGGAACAAGAAAAAATATTCTGGACTGATTTAAATCAACGGTTGAGTATCAAGTGGCCAAATATTAAAGAGAAAAAACTTCCGCTACCTGACGCAGAATCATGGAACGGCAAACCAGGAAAATTAGATCTCTTAGAAGAATGACAAAGAAAAAGTCCAACGTTGCCAAAGGACGTGAAAGCTATGATTCGGAGTTAGGCACTGGCTTAGTAGCATTTTTTAATAAGAATGTTACTCCCTATCCTACTGATGTGGGAGCACCTAGTTTTGATTTGATCCCAGTGTCTAAACAAAAAGACATTATGATCAATCATGCTAGAATGTATGCACAACAGGAATACAATAGGATAATGGAGTTAGTTGCTGTTCTGCAAAAACAAGCTGACAGTATCAAAAGAAGATTAGATGTTACTGATGCTGTTCATGCTGCCGAGTATCAGTTTCAAATAGTGATGGGCCACTACTATTGGTTAGTTTGGGACACTAGACACGAAAAAACACTGTTAGTTCACCATGGGCCCGATGAGTGGACTACCGGTGCTCCGGAAAATTATGCATATCAAACTCGCGTCAAATACATGGGTGATCATACTTGGCTAGAGGTTGATAAAGAAGGCAAACCTGTAGAATGAAAGAAAAATTTAAACAAGCATACATGAAGACTGCTGAAACTTTTGCAGAACTCAGTCATGCACGTAGATTACATGTCGGTGCTATTATTGTAAAAGATGATAGGATTATTTCTATCGGCTACAATGGTATGCCTGCTGGTTGGGATAACAACTGCGAATATGAAGATATAGGATTCTCTGATGCAGTATTTGGGGAACCACAAACATTAGTTAACAGAGGTCTAAAAACTCGACCGGAGGTCTTACATGCTGAAACGAATGCCATCGCTAAACTGGCTAGAAGCACTGAGTCTGGTGTTAATGCTACTATGTTCATTACTCATAGTCCTTGCCTTGATTGTGCCAAACTCATTTATCAAAGCGGGATTGGTACTGTGTTTTATCGCGACTCTTATCGTAGCGAAGATGGAATACAATTTCTCCAAAAATCAGGAGTAAAGGTAGAACAAATTGAAAAGGGCTCCTAAGAGCCCCTTCTTTTATTGACTCATTAGTCGCCGTATATTTCTAACACCTCCTTGACGGCCTCATGTCTTTCAATGTCCTGCATATCAAATTGAACTATGTCAATATGTTTTGTCTGTTTATCTGCGAGTAGGTTGCAAAAATTTATCAATCCGTTATCGCTCCTTCTGTCTGCCTGTGCCAGATCTCCTGTCACCACCATTTTGGATCCTTCTCCCAAGCGTGTCAGTAGCATCTTCATTTGATTTACTGTAGCATTTTGCATTTCATCTGCTACAATGTATGCGTTTTTGAATGTGCGTCCACGCATATACGCAAGCGGGCTTATTTCGATAATACCTTCCTTTAGCATCTCTGCTATATCTGATTGTTTATAATACTCTCCCATGACATCAAAAATAGGTCTTGTCCATGGTGCCATTTTTTCATTTAAATCACCTGGTAAAAAACCTAAATCTTCATCCACGGAAACGGCGGGTCTTGTAACAATGATTTTGTCAATCAAACCTTCTTGAAACATTTTAATACCATGCATAACTGCTAACATTGTTTTGCCCGTGCCAGCCGGCCCAATAGCAAATACTATGCTTGTTTCTTCATTTTGCAGTTTCTGGAGGTATGTTTTTTGATTGGGCGAACGTGCTGACATTACTACACGTTGCTTCTTCTGCGGAAGATATGGTTGAAAATCTATTACTTTAACTTCTGATGTAAAGCGTTTCTTCACTCGTTTGCTCATCTAAGTTGTTCTCCTACTCGTAAAAGTAGGACTTGTAGCGACCGCCCTTGATAACTACAGAGGTCCTACAAAGATATTTAACATCTTCGGGAGAAAGTAAACACATAACACAATGATTCTAACCAGATAAATAATTTAGTAAAAATTTAGGATGCCTATATGCGCGATATTTTAGACGTAATCAAGAACGTTGAATCTATATATAATAACAACTCTAGCCTAGCAGTGCTTAAAGACTTTGAGCGAGTACTAGATGAACTAGATATCTACGTATATAAAAACTGGTCGGACGGGGAACTAGCATCCGGACCCAAAATTGATCGCCATTGGGTTACATGTGAATTCATGTGGCCACATAAACAGATGCCAGATCCTATTGCAGGTAAAAGATTATCAGGAATAGGGTGTAAAGTCAAATATATTAAGAGTAACGTTATAGAGCCAAGAAAAATACGTTCACCAGATGATTTTCGCCCAGGCACCAAAAAAGGTAAATTAGATACCAAACCTATTTGGCTAGTAGAAATTGCAATGCCTAAAAAAGTAGTGTTTGATATTTTTAACAGCTACATGGATCGAATTAGAGAAGAACGTAAAGGCGACCCAGAACAACAAATTAAAAAATCAGAAACATCAGCTGCACCAACCCCAGCGGCACCGGCGGCACCACCAGCAGGAGCACCAGCATAATGAGATTAGATGAAACATTATTAGCTGGTGATCTTCAAGGTCTAGTCAGTCACGTTTTTGAGATCGACAGTTATAAAAGTAAAATAGGTAAAGACGGTGAAATGGTCGTACTTAGCTTTACTGTTGATGAAAAGTCCCCAGCAGATGATCTAGCACGTTTTTTAGAAATGGGTTACGATTATATAATTGATGCCGACCCAACAAATGGCCCAACTGACAACGGAAAATATAAAGTATTTGTAGAGCTAAAACGTACTAGATACATTGCAAAAGAAATTTTTGATATTTTAGATGGAGTAGAACGATTAACTGGTATCAAAAATTTTAAATTTAGATATTATAAAAGTTTTAAAAGTATCCCAGCTACTATGGAAAATCTAGAAGATCTAGTTCCAAAAGATCAGGGCACATACGAAGAAAGAATTTCAAATAATAGACTTAATAATTTTAGTAATTTTTTTAATAAAAGTTATCTAGAGAGTATCAATGTAACTGACGACAATATATCTTTCAAAAAAATGTTTGCAGAATCTATAAACATGAAAATTAAAGATTTTGGTCCAAAAAAATATATCTATGAAAATTTAGAAGGAAAAATAGATATCGAACCAAAAGCAATGTCTGAAATAATGTTTTTGACTAAAGCATTAGGAAACTATAATATCACAAAAATAAACAACAACTATATTTTTGAAAATGAAGATTATGCTGCGGTCATGGAGAAAATTTAATGTGGCAACTTAGTTATCTATTTGGATTCATTCCGGATAGTTTGTTTATATGGATAACCTATGCTTTATTTGGTGCAGGCTTTATACTGTATGTGGTTAGTAAGTTAGTAGCGTGGCTTCCATTCATTAGCAGATATAAATTTCCTGTAGAAATTATTGGCGTAATATTTCTAGTAGTAGGTTCATATTTCTATGGCGGGTATGCTACGGAAAAAGTATGGCGCGAACGTGTTGCAGAGTTAGAAGCTAAAGTAGCTAGAGCCGAAGAAGAAAGTAAAAAAGTAAATGTAGTAATTAAAGAAAAAATTGTTACAAAAATAAAAGAAATAAAAATATTTCAGGATAGAATCAAAGAAGTAATTGTGGAAAAAGAAAAAATAATTGATGCACAATGCGAAGTACCACAAGAGGCTTTAGACATACTGAACGAAAGTGCTAAGGGCGTAGGTGAGCAAAAATGAAAACAATAGTTCTAATTCTCTTAACATCAGTTTTAGTTGGCTGTTCTAGCACTGCTCCGGTAAAGAGGAATTTTCCAGAAGTTCCTCAAGAACTTATGGCTGCTTGCCCTGAATTAAAACAAGTAGAAAAGACTGAAAAACTCAGTAAAGTAATCACAACTGTTACTGAAAATTATGCCTTATATCATGAATGTAGAGCTAAAGTCGATACATGGATACTTTGGTATAATACTCAAAAGAAAATTTTCGATAGTGTACAATAAAAATAAGAAAATTAGGACAGTATTATGATTCAAAAAAAACTTTGCGCAGATTCTAGATACAATAAGTATGATGCTGATTTCGATGGTACCGTTGATGACGAAGAAATCGATAACGCTCAAGAAATGTTAGAACTAGAATTACGTGAAGAAAAAGCAGATGCTCATCGTCGTATGGCATGGGTCGCTATGATTTCAATGATACTGTTTACTGTTGCACTATTTTTACCTATGGTTTCAGAAACCAGAGTCGCAGCCCTTGCCGACTTATTGGGCTTATTTTATATTGCCCAAGCAGGAATTGTTGGTGCATATATGGGAGTTACTGCTTGGATGAGTAAAACACAGTCGAGCTCGCCAACTTCTCCATCTTTGCCACCAATAAGGCGCCCAGCATCTAATACATAACTGTATTTGATTATCAGTTTTTTGACCTGTCGGTCAAAATTTTGTATAATTAAGTGATGACCTATTATGATATTTTAGGTGTTTCCAACACTGCAAATCCAGATGAAATCAAAAAAGCCTATAGAAAATTGGCTAATCAACATCACCCTGACAAAGGTGGTGATGAACACAAGTTCAAAGAAATATCAGTGGCTTACGATGTATTAAGTGATTCAAATAAACGTGCCGAATATGATCAATCTCTAATGGGCGGTGGCGGATTTAGATTCCAAAATATGGATGGTGGTTTCTCGGACATGAGTGATTTATTTGGTGGAATGTTTGGTGCTCATTTTGGTTCGGGATTTGCAGGGTTTCAACACCCTAGACAGAGAAGAAATCGAGATCTAAACATACGATGCACTATAACTTTTAAAGACAGTTACACTGGCAAAGAACTCGAAGCAACATATCCATTACCAAACGGTAAAAAAGAAACTGTAGTAATTTCTGTGCCTCCCGGAATTGAAACTGGGCAAACTATTCAATATCGAGGATTAGGTGATAATTCATTCCCTGATTTACCAAGAGGCAATTTAAACGTAACAATAATCGTTGCATTAGATCCGAAATTCACTAGAAGGGGTGACGACATCTGCACTGTGTTAGAACTTGATTCTATAGAAGCAATGACTGGGTGTAGTAAAGATGTTGAAACTGTAGATGGTAAAACTGTACAAATTAAAATACGACCCGGTGTTGAACACGGTGGTGAATACAGTGCATCTGGAATGGGCTTCAAAAATGCTAGGATGCGTAGGACTGGAAATTTTGTAATCATAGTTGCTATTCGATCTCTTGCTATCACTGACGAAATCCTAAAGAAAAAACTTCTAGAAATTAGAGATGAAATTAATCGAATTCCCAAATGAAATTTTAAAACAAAAAATGCCAGACTTTGATTTTTACAGCGAAACTGATCCAGTAAAGCTAGAAAAAGAAATGATAGATATCATGCATCAAAGTAACGGTATAGGTCTAAGTGCGAATCAAGTTGGATTTAGGGGTCGAGTGTTTGTAATGCAGCCTCAAATACTAGACAACAAAACACCTTTCGCATTATTCAATCCAATTTTATTAGAACAAAGTAAAGAGGAATCACTAAATGAAGAGGGCTGTTTAAGTTTTCCAAATCTTTTTTTAGAAGTTAAACGATCAAAAAAAATTAAAGTACAATATGTTGACAAGCATCAAAATACCTGTATAATAGAACTTACAGACATAGATGCTCGATGTTTTCTTCATGAATTAGATCATCTAAACGGTATATGTTTTACAGATAAAATCAGCCAACTTAGATTAGCATTAGCATTAAAGAAACAGAGGAAAAAGAATGGTAGAACCAAGTGAGAGCCTGAAGTTAGTTTTTGAAAAGGCTATTGATGTAGCAAGAAAATTGAAGCATGAGTATCTTACCATAGAACATTTATTGTTTGCTATGCTCTGCGAAGATTCATTTTTTAACAATGTACAGGGATACGGGGCGGACCCAGATTATATTAAAAAGAATTTAGAACACTATCTTAAAACCAAACTTAATGATATTATTAATGAAAATGTTGATAAGCCTAAGAAAACACAAGCCGTAGAAAGGGTTTTGAATCGTGCCTTTACTCAAGCACTGTTTAACGGTCGCCAATTGATGGAATTGACTGACGTGTTTTTAAGTATAATGAGTGAAAAGCGCAGTTGGAGTTTGTATTACATTCAACAAGCAGGCATCGATAAAGACAAATTTGCAGATTATCTCAGTAATGAAATTGGCGGAGAAGAGGAAGAAGTGCAAGACGGACAAACTGAACGTGCTCTTAGGGCATTTACAACAAATCTAAATGAGCAGGTTAAGAAAAATAAAATCGATCCTGTGATTGGACGGATAACAGAGCTTGAAAACGTGGCGTTAGCCATGGGACGTAGAAATAAAAATAATGTCATGCTTGTAGGAGATCCAGGTGTAGGTAAAACTGCTATAGCAGAAGGGCTTGCTTTTAATATTGTAAAGGGTGCTGTTCCAGATTTTCTAAAAGAATATACTGTATATAACTTAGATGTCAGTGCCATGCTTGCTGGAAGTAAGTATAGAGGTGATTTTGAAGAAAGATTTAAGTTTGTTTTGAAGGGTCTACAAACTAAAGGAAAAACTATCCTGTTCATCGACGAAGCACACATGATTAGCGGAGCAGGCAGTGCTGGTAACAGTGCCAACGATCTCAGCAATATGATGAAGCCAGCATTGAGTAAGGGCAATATTAAGGTAGTTGCAAGCACAACTTGGGAAGAATATCGAAAATACTTTGAAAAAGATCGTGCGTTAATGCGCAGATTCCAAAGAATCACTGTTGAGGAACCCACTTCAGAAGTGTCAGTGCAAATTTTAAAAGGTCTTAAAAAATATTACGAACAACATCATAATGTTAAAATTACTGATGATGCCATACAAGCCGCGGTCAAACTCAGTGTAAAATATCAAAGCGACAAAAAGTTGCCAGACAAAGCCATTGATTTGATCGACTGCGCATGTTCTAGATTTAATATCAAGTTGGCCGCTGACAGGATTATTAACGAGTCAGAGATTCAGTATGAACTAGCACAAATGGTTCAAATTCCCGAAGAGCAGATAGCTGAAACAGAAAGTAATAATCTTTCTAATTTAGAAGATCAACTTAAGACTGAAGTTTACGGTCAAGACACTGCAATTAATGAAGTTGTTGATAAAATACTTGTTGCTCGTGCAGGTCTAAAATCAGATAATAAACCTATCGGAAGTTTTGTATTCATGGGTCCTACTGGCACTGGCAAAACTGAAACTGCTAAATCACTCGCAAAGAATCTCGGAGTTAAACTTTTAAGATTTGATATGAGTGAATATCAAGAAAAGCATAGTGTAAGTAAATTAATCGGTAGTCCTCCAGGATATGTGGGATTCGAAGAAAACGCCGGATTGTTGATTACACAAATTCAAGAAAATCCCTATTGTGTTTTACTATTTGATGAAGTAGAAAAAAGTCATCCAGATGTCAGTACAATTCTTTTACAACTTATGGATAATGGATTCATTACCGGAAGCAACGGTAAAAAAGCAGATTGTAGAAATGTAATATTAATACTGACCACAAATGCAGGCGCTCAGGAATCAGAAAAACTAAAAATTGGTTTTGGGGCTCAGGAAAAGGATTACGAAGATAAAGAACTTAAAAAATTCTTCAGTCCAGAATTCCGTAATCGTTTAGATGCTGTAGTTTCCTTTAAGAAGCTTGGTAAAGAAACTATGGTTAAAATTGTTGGCAAATTTATCGACGAGCTACGTGAGCAGGTCAAAGACAAAGGTGTTAAGATTAAGATCAACGACGCTGCTATCAACTTACTCATTGACAAGGGTTTCGATGCTAAGATGGGTGCAAGACCACTACAACGTACTATTGACCAAATGATCAAACGACCTTTAAGTAAGATGATATTATTTGGAGAATTGAAGGACGGTGGACAACTAAATATCGGCGTCGAAAACGATAATTTAGTGTTAACTAAAAAAATAAAGATACCAAAGATCACTGTTGAAAATGAAACTGAATCCGAACATTCAAATCAAAAGAACCAAGAAACTATTTGATAACACTTATAGATTCAAGGTTGTAATACTTTGTATTTTTGCCGGATATTTTAGAGGCAATGCAGTTCATTTTGCCCAACAGAAACTAAAAGAAGCTAAAAAGACCGGATCATACCCTCTCTGGGCTAAAAAAGCCACCCTTCAAGATGTTGAATTTGGTTTGACACTTTGTAAAGAACTTCTAAAATTAGAAAATTATTCTCTTAGAATTGAAAGCCCGATAATATCATTTTACACTAACAACGAAAATGATATTAAATCAATAGTTAATATCGACAGTGATGCTGTAAAGTATGTGTCTATGCCTGAACATTATCAGAACATGGAGAGAGACACTGTTTATGTTAAAAAATTAGACTATGGATTTAAAGTAACAATGGGTAGAACAACCCAAGCCCAAACAAATTTTATACAATGGGCAGGTTCAAATACGCACAAGATTCGTATGCCTAAACGCTGCCTAGATGACCTTGCTCACAATCACAGCTGGGGCGGGGGCCATTTTTACGTCAAAGATGATAAAACTCTTACTATGGTCAAAATGTTTCTAGGAAACAGCATTGCCAGGGTTGATTCTGTAGTAAAACTCCCTAAAAACTAAAAAGTCTGCTAGTTTGTGATATTGATAAATATCACAATAGGGGATTGACATGACTGAAAAGGGACTTTCACATTACATGGAATTAGTCGAATCCGATGGGACTGACATATATCAGGGAGATGGGTTCTATTTCATGCTGGACGAAGATACTGGCGTAGAAACAGAAGTACTAACTGCCTGGGATGACGCTATCTTAGTTGAACTAGATCAAACAGCACTGGCTCTACTTCAGGACATTGGCGCAAAATTTATAGATTCCGATGATCTAAATGAAGCAAAATATCAAGGTAGAACCGTACCTTTGGGCAAGCCTATGAAAGGTGATGTAGCCAAAAGCAAAGTTTATGTTCGCAAACCGAATGGTAAAATTGTTAAAGTAAATTTTGGCGACAAAAAACTCAGTATTAAAAAACACATTCCTGGCCGTAGAAAAAGTTTCCGTGCCAGACACAACTGTGCCAATCCGGGCCCACGTTGGAAAGCACGTTATTGGAGTTGTAGGGCTTGGTAATATGAAAATCACAGAACTTTTTAATAATCCAAAAAAACCAATAGATCAACTATTAGGTAAAGAAAAAGATCACGATATTGACAGTGACGAATTTAAATTTGATCTCGGTGAAGATTTAATTTATTTTATGCACAATAATGATGATTTCTACAGAAGGAACCTTTTCCCAGTACTAAAAGTATGCAAAAGAAAATTTGATCTTGGGCAAGGTTTCAGTCACCGTATGTTCAAGCCAATCATAGCTAAAGCATACGAAGCTTACAAAAAAGAATTTCCATTGAGAGAATTACAAGACAGGTTAGAAGAAGAAAAATGTGATGCTATAGCCAAAGAAATTTATAATACTGAGCTAGGTCACATGAAAGATGGAAAATACGAATAATGTTTTTAAGAGAACTTTTTTCGCCTTTGGCAAAGTTTCTACTTTATGAAGGCGGCAACTTAGTTATAGGTGATGTCGAAGCAAACAAAATCGACACTAGTCAAAGAGCCAGTGTCGTGCCTATACTTGACAACGCACTTACAGCAATCAACAAGGCCTATGCCGCACAACACGGCAATAAAGGCATATGGAATCCTAAATTATTGGCTAGTAAAAAATTCTTAGCAGGTTCCAGTTTTCATTTCTTTGATCGTACAGGCATATCTGATGAAATTTTTACACAGGTAAAAAGAACTGTTGGCGACATTGACACAATGATCGATAAGGACAAAAGAGATGACGTACTTACTTGGTTATCATCTCTTTCACAAGGAGCTGTAGTAGGACCTGCACGTTTTGTTGGGTTTGATGATAAAGATCCTGTGCAAATATTAACTATGTGGCAATTCCCTGATATTGTTATCCAAAACAATGAAGGGAAACAATTTCCAATCAATATTCAAATAGATTTGGAAATGAAAGAATATGAAAACGACGAACCAACTACTTGGAGTCAATTTAGTACTAGTAGCAGTTGGGAAGATATCAGTGTTGGAGTCAAAGGTGTATTTCATAAATTTTTAATACAAAGTATGACTGGATTAACTGCCAAAGACTTTATGCTTAGAAAACTTGTGGGTCGAGGTAAAGCTCGTGCACCACAAGACATACCTACTAGAGATAATATGTACAGTTTTGCCATTAAATCAAAAGAAGGTGGCGGACTTAGACCCAAGTATGATCCAGTAATAGATCCGACTACTGGCAAACAAGAAATAGTAGATGGATTGCCTGTATTTGAACCACGTGCAACTACTGGCTACGAAAAAGATTTAGGTAAGATATTTCAAACTATTTTTGGCTCTAGAATGAAGCCAAAAGATTTAAATGCACAAAAAGAGAAATTTTGGAGTTTTGTTGGTGTAGCAAGTTTGATGAAACAGTATTTGACTCCCGAAGAGCAAAACGAAGTTGTTGATAGTTTTTTAGAAAAACTTTTTGCTCCCGGTGCACAAGGTCTTTATGCTAATGATAAAGAAAAAGATCAGCAAGAAAAATCAGCTGCTGTAGATAAACTATTTGACATATTAGAAACTAATCCTCCAAAAGGATTGGATCAAATGAAACAGCAATACTATGCTGCCTATAAATTAAGAGAAAGTATTTTTGAAGCAGAAGAAAAACCAGAAGTAGTACAAAGCAAACGTAAAAGCATAGTTCATTTAGAAAAAATGAAAGATATTGACTTTTTAGATTTACTTGATGAATTACGTGATGAAACTAACGATAAAATAACATTGGATAATATTCCAATGACTGTTAAAATTGACGGCTTTGGGTCACGTTTTGGAAAAAGCGAAGACGGTAGGGCATTTTACGAAACCAGTAGAACTGGGCCTAAATTTGGTCCTGGTAAATTCTTAAAATATCATCTAGAAAAAGGCACACAGGACGAAGAAATTTTACGCAGAGCTGGATTATTTGATCAACTGCAAGATAAAATTATGGGTGTGATTGAACGTATTGATAAGCAATTAGGTAAAAACTTTTTAACTGATGTTAAAGTACACGTGGAAGTACTATATCTCCCGTTTGCCAGCGAACAAGAAGACGGTAGATTAAAATTTGTTGGTATAAGCTACGACAAATTACCTGAAGGTGTTGATCTAGCACTAATTCCTTTATTTGCCGAAATTGGCAGCAGTGGTGCAAAACATCCTAAAAGTAATCTAATAATCAAACAATTAAAAAATATTGGCAACATGGGTGATACAATGTTCATAGATAATAATCTAACTACTGATGGTAGTATAGATGTTACTGGGCTTATACCCCCTATGGAAAATTTAGAAACATTAAGAAACATGATTCTAAGTAACAAACGTGATGCTAAAAAAGAAGCAGCCGAAGCTTTACAACCATTAAAAGATAAACTAGCAAATTACATCATTGAACACCCAGGTATATTAGGTAAAGATATATTAGGTAGAGACTACGAAGGTATTATTTTAAACAGCAAGCAGGGTCCTGTAAAAATTACCAGTAAGCAACAAAAAGATATAATCAAAGCTAAAAATGATGCTATTAAGGCTGCAAAGCCCCCACAAGCAGATCCTAACAAACCCAAGTCAGGCAAAACTGCTGTAGTGACTATCGGTAGTTTCATTGGTCACATTGGACATCAACAACTAGTCAATATGGTTTTAGATAAGGCACAAGCGTTAGGTGCTGATCCGTTTGTTTATATCAGTAGTATGACCGGACCTGATGATCCAATCCCTCCAGAAGTTAAATTTGAAACTTGGCAGAGATTGTACCCAGAACAACGTGAAATATTTTCACTAATACAACCAGGCGGAACTCCAGTTAAAAAAATTGAAAAAGAATTAGTAACTGTAAGTAACCCACCGCCTTACGATAAAATTATAGTAATGGTAGGCGATGATCGTTTTGAAGGTATGCGTAAATGGATGCAACACCTAAGTAAGCGTATGAAAAATCCGCAGTATCCAGGTTTTGAACATGTGGAATTTGATGTAGAAAATACACCAAGAAATCCAGATGAAGGCGGCACTGGTATGAGCTTTACCGAATTACGTAATGTATTAAAAGACACAAGCAAAACAGCACAAGAACAATTTATTGCTTGGCGTAAAGCGTTTGATCCAATATTAGATGATAAATGGATCAAATATCTAATGACTGTGGCGAGAAAAGGAATGGGCATACAAGTTAAAAAAGATTTAAAAGAAAGTGTAATGAGTGAGATTGATTATCAAATTGGTAATAAATTGGACAGAGCCATTGCACTTTACAAAAAGAAAAGAATCAATGACGAAACTTTAGGCGACTTCACTATTAAGTTAGCCGGCAACGTGGCTAGAAAATTAGACCTAGATCAAGATGCAGTACAAGGTGTTATTAATGACTATGTGGATAACGCATTGTCAGATTTAGATGAAGAAGCCGCTGGTGTTGGAATTGTTACAAAACAAAATACAACTGCTGACGTTGGTCCTAGTACGTTAGGTAAAATGTTAAGAAGTTTGAAACTAGCATGAAGCAATACAAAATAACTTCTGATAATATTAGTAAAGATAGCCCAGATGACTGCTATCTAGATCCTAACGATCCTATACAAGAAATAAAAGTTCTACAATATTTAGGCGGCATTAATGCCCAAGGCAGATTATATGAATATCGTCTGCAGAATCAAAAGGCAGCACAAGGCAGTAATATCAGTGTAACAGGTAATGAAAAAGGCGAGCTTATGAAAAAACATAATATCAAACCTGGAACACCAGAATGGTTTAAGCTATGGTTCAGTTTACCATATCTTACTGGCGAAGGGCCTGTCGACAAAAGTCGATAAATATTGAATAATGGAGAAAACCAATGAGTTTTGAATTTGATTTCACTAGAGAAAAACTAGCAGCTTGCATCTACAAAAACAAGAATCCCGATCCTTGGTATGATGCACTATATGAAAATTTACCAACATTTGAAATTGTAACCCCAGCACGTGTCGCTGGGTTTATTGCACAATGTCAGCACGAAAGTTTAGACTTTACTTTATTACAAGAAAACTTGAATTACAGTGCTAAAGGTCTAAATGGAACATTTAAAAAATATTTTCCTACGACAGATTTAGCCGAATCATATCAACGCCAACCAGAAAAGATTGCTAATAGAGTTTATGCTAGCCGAATGGGCAACGGTGATGAAAGGTCTGGCGACGGATTTAAATTCCGTGGGCGTGGGTTGATTCAACTTACTGGGCGTGATAACTACACAGCATTTAGTCGTGATTTCTTTGGTGATGATCACGTTGTTCAAGATCCTGACTTAGTACGCACACCGCCATATGCTGTGTTAAGTGCCTGCTGGTTCTGGAACAAAAACAAATTAAATCAGTGGTGTGATGCAGGTGATGTAGTTACACTAAGCAAACGTATTAATGGCGGTACCATTGGACTCGATGATCGCATCAGCCATTGGAACCATTGCTTAGATATTTTGGAATCCTGATGAGATTAAGGGAACTATTTGAGGAAGCATCTGCTGGTGCAACCAGTGCCAGCAGTATCGCTGCGGTTCCTAATCCTAATTTAGCAATTGGTGACTCACGTGCCAGAAAATCCTATGGAAACAGTGCAAATCCCAAGCCTCCACAAACAAAACAGCGTAAAAACAGCAACGGAACAGCGAAAAATGCACTAGACATGACTACAAACATATTTGGTGGAGAAACCATCAAACGATAAATATCTTATAGAAACGGAGTTTTTAACATGCACATCGAAATGGAACCAATGAGAGGCCCAGAACACGACGACGAAGGTCGTATGGCCAAAGCGGACCTATACAAATTAGCCAATTATAGCCTTAAATTATTCAAGCAATTAGACAATAGTCAACAACTTGAAGGTTGGGTACAGGCTAAAATTACCAAGGCCGCTGACTACATTGCCAGCGTATATCACTATATGGAATATGAGATGAAGTTTAGTGAGTATGGTCAGGCTATTGAAGACAGCGATGTGTATACAGAGAGCCAAAAGCGCGAGCTAAAGAACAAGCTATTTGAAGCTAAAGAAAAAATCAAAGATCTTAAGAAAGCACAAGCTGAAAAACTTAAGAAAAAAGAAAAGAAAGACATTGAAGAAGCAAGTGGATTCCGTGCAACAGATAAGAAAAAAGGCAAAGTAGAAAAGAGTGAAAAGAAACAATACTTTGTTAAGTTAGAAAAAGAAGGCAAAACCAAAGGCATGACTATGGTCGCTGACGAAGGCGAAACTGAAGGCGATATCCGTGATCGTGCCAAGAGAGACAATCAAGGTTGGAGTGTTGCCAGTGTTCGTGTTAAAGACAGCGGTAGTGGAGAAGAAGTCAGCGAAGGCAAGCGTATGAAGGACAAGAAGTCCGCAGAAGGTAACAGATTCACACATAATCTTAAAAAAGCTCGTGACGCAGGTAAAAAACAAGCTGACCTAGATGGTGACGGTGACATGGAAAAGGTTCAGAAAGAGAATCAAGATGCGGCGGCTGCAAGAACAGCAAGAAATAAAGTAGCTAATGATTTGGCTGCTCAAGACGCTCCTAAAGAAGGAAGAAAAACTAAAGAAAATATGATGAGTGCTCTTGGCAAGGCTGCTGGCGCGGCAGGTGCCGCAGTTGCTGGTGCTCCACAAAAGTCAGGCATTCCTGCTACAGCAAAAACTACTGTACCAGGAATGAGAGCTACACAACAAGATTTAAAAAATGTTAATGCCGGTGCAGCTCTTGGTGAGAAAAGAAAAGGTAAAAAATAATCATGGATGTCAAACAAGTACTTGCGCTAATTGATTCTGCAGAACAGAAAAAAGAAACGTTGACTGAAGGTAAAAACATGGCCAAAGACATGGTCATGCAACATTATACCAAAAAAGAAATTAGTACACCTGTTAGAAAACCAGTTAGCAAACTCAACGAGTATTTTAAAGTAGTAGACAACGAAATGCTAAACGTAATCAAAGAAGAGCGTGAAGCAAAACGTGTTGAAGTTAAATCCATTGTTAATCGTGTTTTAGAACGTTTAGATGAAGGCAAAAAAGTAGAAGCACCTAAGCCACGTAACTTTGTTGCTAAAAATGCTAAGACTGCTGGTGCTGGCGCACACAAAGATAAAAAGAAAGCTGAAAAACAAGGTGACTTAAAACATAAAAAAGAAAAAGTACCTATGGATGAAAACGAACAGCTAAGTGAAAAAGCTGTTAGCAAAGCACAACAGAAATTTATGGGCATGGTACATGCCGCCAAGAAAGGTGAAAAGCCGGCCAGCAAGGAAGTTGCTACGGCTGCTAAAGGAATGAGTGCTAAGGCAGCTAAGGATTATGCTAGTACCAAGCACAAAGGTCTTCCAAATAAAAAAGTAGACGAAGAGAAGAAAAAAGGTACACACGGAAAAGCCTGCTGGGACGGATATCGTAGAGTAGGACAAAACGATTGTGTTAAAGTAAGTGAAGCTATCGAAGTCGGTTCACCAGTTCGTGTTTACAGCAACGTATTAAAAAAATCAGTGTTAGGCACTGTAGTTGCTATTAACGAAAACAAAGTATACATAAACTATAACAACACAAAAATTGTTATGGGTCATCCAATTAGTAAAATTGAATTAAACGAAGCGGCAGCAGCAACGGCAGCTAAGGTTGCTGGCCAGGCAGCACCAGGTATGTTAGCAAAAGCAGCAAGATTTATCCCAGGTGTCGGTTTAGTAGCAGGTGGGTATGACGCTTACAAACGTGCTCAAGCAGGTGACTATACTGGTGCGGCGCTTAGTGCTGGTGCAGGTCTTGCAGGTCTAGTTCCAGGCTTAGGTACTACCGTAGCAACTGGTTTAATTGGGGCGCAAATGGGTCGTGATTACGCTAAAACAGGCAGTGTACTTCCAGACTATGATGAAATGGGTAAGGCTGCGCAAAAAGGTCAAGCCCCAACACCAACACCAACACCACAACCAAATAGGAAAACTGGTGCTATAATAAATGGTTCACCCGAATCGATCAAAATAATGCAGAAAAAGTTATCTGATGCTGGTGCAAAGAACACCGATGGAACACCTTTAGTAGCAGATGGTAAAATAGGTTCAAACACTCAGGCAGCTATGAAACAGTTCCCTGATATTGCTAAAACATACAATTATGGACGACCTGGCACAGTAGGTGCATAAAAAATTCAGAGGAACAAGAAATGGATATTAGATCACTAATTTCAAAATTAGATAGTATACAAGCACTTAACGAAGCATTAACTTTAGATCAAGTTACTGCCGCAGTTGGTCAAGAAAAAAGCGAACAAAAACGTGCAAAAATACTTATGGGCTTGGCTCAAAAAGAAAATTTGCCAGGTTTATATGATCCTGTAAGTGGATATTTTGTCAGTGCAACACCTGATAAAAACTACATGACACAACAGGAAACTCCAAGGATCAGTGCCACAGCTAGTAAAAGTTCAGATCAAAAGTTAGCACAGTTGGGTCTAGTTCCTCAAAATGCAAGTACATCAACATTTTTAGGTCGCATGTTTAGAGGTGATCAAAAAGGTCAATACGATCTTGATACCAAACAAACTTCTAGAGATGCAAGATTGCAACAGTTAATTGCAGACTTAGTAGGCAAAGCTGGTCCATTATTAGACAAACTAGAAAAGAAATATGCTGCACCAACAACTGAAGGTATAAGGTATACCAGTGGTATTGCTAGAGCACTAGCAGAAAGTATTGGCTACGATTTATTTGAAGCTGAAGCACCTGCTAGTAGTAGCTATACAGGGCAAGCGGCTACACCAGCTGCACCTGCTGAAGAAGATCCAGATCTAAAAGCACTAGAAGCCATTATGATGCAGTTAAGTGATATTTCTGATCCTAAAGTAGAACCAATTAAAGATCGTTATGCGGCATTATTACAGATGATGGATACTGCTAAAAAGGCAGCAGCCGATAAAGAAAAACAAGCCGCTGACACTAAGAACGCACAAGCAGAAGCAGATGCACTTACAAGAGAAGGTCTAAAGAAAAAAATCGCAAGATTAAAAGAATTATTAGACAAACAAAAAGCTAAAAAAGGTGGTATAACACCTGGACAGAATGCTAGAGATGATTTATTAGCAAGACAGGGATCCACTACAGACCCATTAGCTAGAGATGATGCAACTAAAAATGCACTCCCTAAGGGAATGACTATAGAAAATTTAAGCGAAAGTGAAATCATTGCGAGACTACGTAAGCAGTTAGAGGATATTGAAAATCGTATTGATGAAGGCGATGACATAGATGAAAACGTGTTCCAGGCTATCGGTCAAGGAGTTAAGGGCGCAGTTAACGTTGGTAGAAACTTTATTGGCGGTATAGGCGGTAGAGCAGCCACAGGCACAGTTAGAAGTGCTGACGAACTAGCTGCGGCACAAAAAGCTACCAACGCCGCAAGAAAGGCTGCTGGTAAGAAACCATTAACCAAAGCACAACAAGCTCAACAAGCTAAAGCAGGTATTGGTACTGTTAACCCAGCAAGCAAAGCAGCCAGAGTAGCTAATACAGCTGGACAAGTAGTTAGAGCTAATCCAGTTAGAACAGCATTGGCAACTGCTGCCGGTGGCGCAGCCATAGGTTATGGATTAAACAAAGACGATCCAAAACAAGACGTTACTCCAGTACCAACTCCAGGACCAGTAGGACCCGTACCAGCACCTGATCCAACTCCAGCACCAGCACCAGCACCTGATCCAACTCCAGCACCAGCAACTGATCCGACTCCAGCAACACCGGTTGATGATCCAGATATGAAAGAGATTGGGCAATTAATGAGTGATATTGGTCAATACACAAATCCTCAAGAAGCACCTGCTGATGTAGTTGACATGGCTACTAAAGAATTGGATGCTGCGAGAAAGGCATTGAAAGAGCTAGGACTAGATGCCCCTGCAGAAGAATAAAATCTTTATTCAAATAAAACGGCAAATTTAATTTGCCGTTTTTTTACCTTTGCTTGACTTAGAAATATAAGTAATGTACAATAAGGCTTATTTAGGAGTAACAACATGTCAAGAATGTACGGACCAGAAGAAAAGGCTAAATTGGAACGTTTGATTAATGAAGGCTCAACTGTATTACGTGAAGTTGAAGATTTACAAGAAGGCTTAAAAGAAACTGTTAAGGCCGTTGCAGAAGAACTTAATATTAAACCCAGCGTTATTCAACGTGCTATCAAAATAGCACACAAGGGTGACTGGAGTGCGTACAATGAAGATTGGGCTGAAATTGAAAGCATTTTAGAAGTTACCAAAAAGATTTAATGTTGGAAGTTCATGGATCATATAAGTAACGCAGTAATCGATGTCTATAAATGGGCTGAGAAAGATTTTAAAGAGTGGCCTCTTAGATTTGTTTTAGAAATCACAGCTTGGATTCTAAGTATTGTATGTGCAATCTGGATGGGTGCAACGTTACCAAACCCTCCATTTTTAATTCTGTATCCGTTGTTTATAGCTCAGTGTACCATATTTACTTGGGCTGCGTGGACTAGAAAAAGCACAGGTATGGTGGCGAATTATCTACTGCTAGTCACTATCGATGTGATTGCATTGATAAGACTGATAACTATACAATAAGAGTAAGGTATGATCAGCCACAAATGATCACTATGGTATTTGCGGGCCTTAAATCGCAAAGGAGAAAAAATGAGCTATGTAGACGCATGGTTCGACCGTGACAATGACGTTGTCAAAGTGGTTGAACGCAACAAAGACGGTAAAAGAGAATATAGAGATATTCCTGCCCGTTACACATTTTATTACGAAGACCCCAAAGGCAAACACCAATCAATATATGGTACACCGGTAACAAGGGTTGTTTGTAAGTCACAAAAAGATTTTCACAAAGAACTAAAAATCAACAGCCATAAAAAGATTTATGAGGCTGATATCAATCAAATATTTGTCTGTCTAAGTGACAATTACCTAAACAGTGAACCACCAAAACTGCACGTAGCATTTTTTGACATCGAGGTCGACTTTGATCCGGAAAGAGGATATGCAAGTCCAGATGATGCATTTATGCCCATTACTTCTATTGCAGTACACTTACAATGGTTGAACACTTTAATTTGTTTTGCGGTCCCGCCAAAAACACTGACCAAAGATCAAGCACAAAAAACTATAGAGGGTATTCCAGATACTATACTTTTTGATACTGAAGCAGAAATGCTAGATGCATTTCTAGATCTTATTCAGGATGCAGACATTATCAGTGGCTGGAACAGTGAAGGATATGACGTACCTTATACTGTAAATCGTGTAACAAAAGTTCTAAGCAAAGAAGATACAAGACGTTTTTGTTTGTTTGATCAATTTCCTAAACGCCGAGAATATGAAAAGTATGGTAAAACTGCTGTAACTTATGACTTTGTAGGTCGTGTACACTTGGATAGTTTGGAGCTATATCGCAGGTATACATACGAAGAACGTCACACATATCGATTAGACGCTATTGGTGAAATGGAAGTTGGCGAGAAAAAAGTTGCCTATGAAGGTACATTGGATCAATTATATAACAATGATTTTCGTAAGTTTATTGAATATAACAGACAAGATACTGCACTACTAGACAAGTTAGATAAAAAACTAAAATTCCTAGATCTAGCCAACACATTGGCACATGAAAACACCGTGCTATTACAGACTACAATGGGGGCTGTAGCAGTTACAGAACAGGCCATTATTAATGAGGCTCATCGCAGAGGTTTCGTTGTTCCTAGCAGAACTAAAATGAGTGAACGTGAAGATACTGCGGCGGCAGGTGCTTATGTTGCGCATCCTAAAGAAGGACTACAAGACTGGGTTGGCTCGTTAGATATTAACAGTCTATATCCCAGTGCCATTCGTGCGTTAAACATGGGTCCAGAAACTATTGTAGGACAACTGCGTCAAACAATGACTGAAGAATACTTACAAAGTCAACAAGCTAAGGGAAAGAGTTTTGCTGCCAGTTGGGAAGGTAAATTTGGCAGTGATGAATACACTGCTGTGATGAATCGAGAAGTTGGCACAGAAATTATTATTGACTGGGAAGAAGGCGGTTATGATGTTCTCAGTGCCGCAGAGGTGTACAAATTAATTTTTGACAGTAATCAACCATGGATGATCAGTGCCAATGGCACTATCTTTACATATGAAAAAGAAGGTGTAATACCTGGACTTCTTAAACGTTGGTATGCTGAACGTAAAGAGATGCAGGCCAAACTAAAAGATGCTATTAAAGCGGAGAATAAAGTTGAAGAAGAATATTGGGACAAAAGACAGTTGGTTAAAAAGATTAACCTTAACAGTCTTTACGGTGCTATCCTTAATCCTGGTTGCAGGTTTTTTGATAAGCGCATTGGACAGTCAACTACACTCACAGGACGTCAAATTGCCAAGCACATGGCTGGTAAGGTAAACGAAATTGTAACTGGTGACTATGACCATATAGGCAAAGCAATTATATACGGTGACACAGATAGTTGTTACTTTAGTGCTTATAAAACACTGAAAAAAGATATTGACAGTGGAGCACTACCTTGGAATAAAGAAACTGTAGTATCATTGTACGATCAAATTGGTAATGAAGTTAACAATACTTTTCCACAATTTATGTTAGATGCTTTCCACTGTCCAAAAACACGTGGTGAAGTTATTAAAGCTGGACGTGAAATTGTCGGTAGTAAAAGTTTGTTCATTACTAAAAAACGGTATGCAGTATTGTATTATGACAAGGAAGGCAAACGTACAGATGTAGATGGAAAAGCTGGTAAGATTAAAGCTATGGGACTAGACCTTAAGCGTAGCGATACTCCAGAATTCATTCAAAACTTTTTAAGTGATGTACTTGAGATGGTTCTTACTGGTAAAAACGAAAAAGAAGTATTAGACTTTATTACAAAATTTAGAACAGAATTTAAAAGCAGGCCTGGCTGGGAAAAGGGTAGTCCAAGACGTGCCAACAATATCACTGAGTATGATGCTAAAGAAAAAAAGCAAGGCAAAGCAAATATGCCTGGCCATGTTCGTGCCAGTATTAATTGGAATACTTTAAAACGTATGCACGGCGACAAATACTCAATGAATATTACTGATGGTGCCAAAGTTATTGTTTGTAAATTAAAGCAAAATCCACTTGGATTCACTAGCGTGGCGTATCCTGTAGATGAATTACGTTTACCACAATGGTTTAAAGATTTACCATTTGATCACGACGAAATGGAGTCTACTATCATCGACAATAAACTAGAAAATTTAATTGGTGTCCTTAAATGGGATATTGCCAGCACAGAGGAGAAGAACACGTTTAATAAACTGTTCGAATTTTAATATGAAAATAATTTTAGCAGGATACGGATTTGTTGGCAAGGCTGTTAAAAATGCTTTTAAAAATAAACATCAGATTGACATTGTTGATCCTAAATACAGTAGTAATAAAATAAAAGATTTTATGGATGCTGATGGATTAATGATTTGTGTCAATACACCTTCAAATAAAGATGGTAGCTGTGATATATCTAATGTTTTAGACGTTTTGGATCAAACACCGATTCATATCCCTATTATGATAAAAAGCACTCTTACACCGGATAATGCAGAAAAAATATTAAATCGATACCCAGATCATAGTATTGTTTTTTGTCCAGAATTTTTAAGAGAAATAAGCGCGAACGATGATTTCATAAATCAAAAATATATAATAATCGGCGGTGATGATCCTTTAGATTTTTGGCAACTGCTGTTTAAAGAAACTTTACCTAATTTAAAAATCGTTCATACGTGCAGCGAACAAGAAGCTTGTTTGGTAAAATATGCTATAAACAGTTTTTTAGCAACTAAGGTAAGTTTTTTTAATCACATTTACGACATTTGTCAAACAGCAAATTTAGATTTCAGTTCTGTTAGACAGTTAATTTGTCAAGATCAGAGAATCGGTACTGGACACAGTATGGTTCCCGGTCTAGATGGAGAACGTGGCTGGGGAGGTCATTGCTTTCCGAAAGACACACAAGCGTTAGTTCAATATGCAAGATCATTAGGTCAAAATTTTGATTTACTCGAAACTGCTATCGAATACAACAATAAGGTAAAAAAAGTTGTTGACAGCAACACATTTTCTAAATAAAATCATATAACTTGGAGACTAATATGAAAGACATTTTACAAGACATTGTAGCACATACACACAGCCTGGGGTTTTTACCCCTAGTAAAAGTAACTGGTGAAGATACCGCTACTACAATTGAATCTATGGCCGAAGATCGAAGCGTTATTGTGAACGCAAAGACACATGCACCTGTATCAGAGTTTAGTGGCGTATTTGGAATGCCAAATTTAGATAAGCTAAATTTACATCTT